TAAGACCGGCGACGCTGAGAAGCGTATGTTGCTGGTGGAGTGGGGTCACAAGGTGCTTGCCGAGAACGCACACGGTCTGGCTGCTGACCTGATTACTTCGTAATCAACTTGAAGGGATCAGGGAAACCTGGTCCCTTTTTTAACGCATGAACAATCAAATATTTGACGAGAACAAAGAAGCGGGTATCACCCGTTTTTGGCATTACAACGATGAAACCGGCCAGGCAACAATTCAGACTCAGCAGGATGTCACAGCAGTTGTTGAAGCAAACAAGGCGGATTTCAACCACGTAGATGAGCGCGCAAACTGGAAAGGAGAGTGGCATCACGTCGCCAGCATTCCAGAAGGCGTCTACTACAAACTCAAGGCCGAGGGCAAGCTGGACGATCAGGCGTACATGAAACGCTGGCTCAATGACCCCGACAACCGATTTTTTAGAACGAGACCTGGACAAATATGAACAACTACATTGCAGTCTGCACCCCAGCGCGTGACATGGTCCACGCCAATTTCACCTACTGCCTAGTGAATATGGTCTGCTACCACACGCTCAACACGACAGACGCAGTGTCTCTCAAGATCATGCAGGGCACGCTAATCCAAAACCAGCGTGCTGACCTAGCGCTGGATGCGATGGCCGAGGGCTGTAGCCATATTCTGTTCATCGACTCCGATATGACGTTTCCGCAGGACATGGTTGAGCGCCTGCTAAAACATGACCTTGACATCGTGGCAACCAACTGCGCTCGGCGTAGAATTCCAACAGGCCCGACTGCCCAAAAATACGGGCCAGATGGCGAGCGCGAATTGGTCTACACAATGCCCGAATCCACCGGCATTGAGGAAGTTGGCAGCATTGGAATGGGCGTGATGCTAATCAAGCGCAACGTCTTTGAGAAACTTACAGAGCCTTGGTTTGAGACTCCCTGGCGCACCGACGCCCGAGGCTACATCGGAGAGGACATTTTCTTCTGCCGGAAGGCGCAGGCGGCAGGGTATAAAATCTACATAGACCACGACGTGAGCAAAGAGATCGGCCACATCGGGACGTTTGAATTCAAGCACGACCACACCTGGATGATGCGCGACATCGAGAAGGAAAAGGCAGAGCATGGCACTTAGCACCTACGCTGAACTGAAAGCCTCGGTGGCCGATTGGCTCAACCGTAGCGATCTCACGTCTGCCATCACTGACTTTGTCTCTCTCGCGGAATCCCAGATGGAGCGCGATCTGCGCACCAGGCAGATGATTGTCAGGGCCAACGCCACTGTAAACACCGAGTACAGCGCACTGCCTGATGACTACCTGGAGGCTAAATCGTTCAAGCTGACAGGCACGAACCCCATCTCCCCGCTGGTATTCCAGAGCATCAACGCGATGGATGACTTGCAAGTCAGCTACACGTCAAGCGGACAGCCTAAGTACTTTTGCGTGATTGGTGGACAGATTCGCGTCCTGCCGACACCTGACACGTCCTACGTTTCTGAGTTGATCTACTACGCGAAACTCACCAAGCTATCCACGTCGAACACCACCAACTGGCTGCTGACCATGTCGCCCGATGTTTACCTTTACGGTTCGTTGCTACAGGCCGCGCCGTACCTCCAAGATGATGCGAGAATCCAGGTATGGGCTGGCCTGTACCAGAAGGGCATCGACGCACTCAACCTGGCTGACGAGCGCGGCTCCATGACGGGCGGCGCTCTGATGGCAAGAGCAAGGACATTCGGATGATAGTTACCACCACAAAGGGTGAGATGGATGACTCGCTGCTGGAAAAGCGCGAGGGTTCAGACGAGACTGACAACGAAACAATTTCGTTCACCGAATACTGGTTAAATGGTGAAATGGTGCATCGGTCTGTCCATGTTGTGCTGAAGCGCAATGTGTTCAGCGAGGGCATAACTCAAATGATTGGATAAGACATGGCTAACACGCAAGCAATGTGTACATCGTTCAAGGTTGACTTGCTCAACGCCGTACACGCATTCAATGGGACCGGAGTGCCAGCGCATACCGCATCCACCGCCGACACGTTCAAGGCTGCTCTGTATCTGGCAAGCGCTACCGTGAATGCCTCCACAACGGCCTACAGCAGCACCAACGAGGTATCCGGCACTGGCTACACCGCCGGTGGCGTAAATGTCACCTTTGGCACTGCACCGTCATCCACAAGCACCACGGCGTTCATCACGCCCAGCGCGTCCATCAGTTTCAGCAACGTCACGCTATCCACAGCATTTGACGCGGTCCTGATTTACAACTCGACTCAGAGCAACAAGGCGGTGAGCGTCCACACATTTGGATCGCAGACTGTTACCGCCGGTACGTTCACTCTGACTATGCCAACCAACGACTCCAGCACCGGCCTAATCCGGCTGGCGTAACTGAAGGAGCAGCGCCGTGGCTGCATACGGTACAGGCTACTACGGCAGGGGTGTCTATGGAATAGGCAATGTTGTCATCTCTGGCAACGCATCCACGCTTGCCATCGGGACACTGCTGGCTGATGTTTCAATCCAAGAGGATGGGACGATTGGAACCGGCAACGTCGGCACTGTAGGGATAACGTACTCAGTCGCCATCACGGGAAACGCATCCACGGCATCCATTGGCACTGTAGCGCCAGACACTACGGCAGCAGTCACGGGTAATTCGGCCACTTTGTCGGTTGGCAGCGTCACTCAGAGCGCGGCCATAGACGCAACTGGTAACAGCGCGACACTTTCACCAGGCACTGCCGCCAATAGTTTAACGCTGGCCGCAACTGGCAATGCGTCCACCGGATCGGTGGGGACTATGACCGGTGAGGTCATATCGTTCCAGGCCATCACCGGAGTCAGCGGAACGGGATCAGTTGGCACTGTTTCAAATGTCACATCAATTGAGATAATTGGGAACGGCGCAACTGGTGCGGTTGGTACGGTGATTGGATTCGGATGGGGCGCTATACCTGACACCTCCGAATCATGGGGTGTGATACCCGATACATCGGAGACGTGGACGGCTATTGCCGACACATCCGAGACCTGGACGCCGGTATCTGACACCAGTGAAACATGGGCAGATATATCCGATAATGCAACAACGTGGCAAGAGGCCGCATAGAGGTACATCATGGCAGATACGACAACGAGCAACCTACTCCTTACCAAGCCAGAGGTAGGCGCAAGCACCGACACCTGGGGCACAAAGATCAACACTGACCTAGACTCCATTGACGCGGTGTTTGCTGCGGCTGGAACCGGAACCAGCGTCGGTCTTCATGTTGGCTCTGGGAAGGTGCTGAAGGTAGGTGGCAGCATTGACACTGACACGTCAACTGCATTGACCATCAAAACCGTGGGGACTACAGCGGTAACTATTGATACAAGCCAAAATACAACCTTTGCGGGGACACTTACAACATCAGCAAGAGGAATTGCTAAAGCATCTGTTCCAGCGGGAAGTGTTTTGCAAGTTGTAAATGCTACATACAGCACAGAAACAAGTTCATCGTCTTCCACATATGCAGATACAGGATTAACTGCAACAATTACACCAACTAGCGCATCTAGTAAAATATTGGTTCTTGTATCTCAAGTCGGAGTAGCAAAATTTACCTCTGATACTGCTGTTGGAGTTAGGTTATTAAGAGGCTCTACAACAATAGTTCAAATTGAATCATTTTCTGGAGCCAATGGATCAGTCCTTCCTAATTATGTTGGTTCTGCTTCTTCAACTTTTTTAGATAGCCCAGCGACAACATCTGCAACTACTTACAAAACACAGTTTAACAGCGTAAGTAATACAGCAAGCGTTAAGGTTCAAGTTAGTTCAGTTACTTCAACAATTACTCTTATGGAAATTGCAGCATGATTGATACACATAACGTAATTCGCGTATTGAATCCAAGCGTTGTAATTATTCGCGGCAATGAAGCGTTTGACATATCTGGTAATTCTGTTCAGTATGACATGGCACAAGTGCAAACCTACATTGATGCCAACGCATACAAGGTCAAACGCGCTGCTGAGTACCCGTCTATTCCTGACCAGCTTGATTTGTTATATCACGGCGGTATGGACGCATGGAAAACCGCCATTCAATCCGTAAAAGATAAATATCCAAAAGGCTAATCATGGAATTCCAGCCAATGTTCAACTTCATCGGAGGCGCGATCCTGGTCGCCGTCGGCTGGTGGTGTAAAGAGATATGGGACTCTGTCAAGACGCTGAAGGAAGACATTAAGCAGATTGAGATTGATCTGCCAAAGAACTACGTCAGCAAGGCAGACATTGAAAGCCGACTGGACAAGATTGACGCGACACTGGAGCGCATATTTGACAAGCTGGAAAACAAGGCCGACAAGTGATTTCTCTGCTTGCATCAGCGGAAAGCCCCTGGCCGAACACTGAGACAAAGACGGTTTTGGTTTGTCGTATCCCTAAGAAAGATGAGGACAAGACGATGGGCGCAAATGAATTCATGGACAAAGACGGACGCATCTGCCGCTGGGTAGTTGTGAACAAGAAATGATTGATCCGTTCACGGCCTTTGCTATTGCCCAGGGTGCGGTGGCAGGAATAAAAAAGCGGTAGCCCTTGGTAAAGATATACACGGCCTATACAAAGAATTCAGCAGTTTCTATCAAGCGGCAGACACGGTACACCTAGCAAGCAGCAAGGCCAGGATTGCGTCAATAGGAAAGACGAATGCACAGATCAGTTCTGAGGCTCTCCAGATTGCACTGGCGTCAAAGGCACTGAGAGAGCATGAGAAGGAGCTAAAGGACATCCTCTTCTATAGTGGCAATGCTCCGGTCTGGGAAGAGATGATGGCAGAGCGCACCAGGATGATTAAAGAGCGCAACACGATGGAGAGAGAAGAGTCGGAAAGAAAGCAGAAGGACAAGGAAGCAAAAGTGGCAATCATTATGAACACACTCTGGATTTCCGGCGCATCCGCTATCGTTGTCCCACTGGTGAGCATCACGTTTAACGTTATTATGAACAGGGGTTTCTGATGATTCCAATACTTGGCGCACTACTCGGCACTCTTGCGGAAAGCGGTCTAGGACTCCTGTCCTCCGCTATCCAGGCCAAAGGCAAGGAGGTGGTCGAGAACACTCTTGGCGTGAAGATTCCCGATAACCCTACACCGGCTGACGTTGAGAAGCTGCGCGAGTTGCAGTACGACCACGAGGAGCGCCTGATTGAGCTGGGCATCGAGAAGGCTAAGTTGGAGATGGCTGAACTAGAGCTGTACGCAAAAGCGGCACAGGCTGACGCCAACAACATCACAGACCGCTGGAAGGCTGATATGTCTAGCGATTCGTGGCTGTCAAAGAACATCCGGCCAATGTCGCTAATTGCCATCTTCTGCGGCTATTTCCTGTTTGCGATGATGAGCGCGTACGGCTACAACGCCAACGAGTCCTATGTGACTCTGCTGGGTAACTGGGGGATGCTGATTATGGGTGCGTACTTTGGTGGACGTACTGTCGAGAAGCTGGCCGAGATGCGGAGCAGCAAATGAGCATCTTCATCCCCGTACTCTACATCTGCATGAACGGGCACTGCGAGTTCTTGCAGCAACTTACCCACTACACCGACAGGCAGAAGTGCATGGCAACCGTACAGGAAAAGATGCAGGAATTTATAAAGATGGGCGCAACAGCAGATGCTACTTGCATCGACCTAATTGTTCAAAAAAGGGGTTTGTATGAGTCTTAGTCGAGAACAAGCGGCTTTCCTGCTGGATTTCTGCAAGCTGGTGCAGTACGCCACAGAGCAGGGTTTTATGGTTACTGGCGGCGAGTTAGCGCGTACACCGGAGCAGCAGGCCATCTACTTCAAAACTGGGCGCAGCAAGACTATGAACAGCATCCACCTCAAGCGGTGCGCCGCCGACCTCAACTTCTTCAAGGATGGGAAGATCATCTGGGACAAGGGCATCCTGGCTCCGCTAGGCGCGTACTGGGAGAGCCTGCACCCGAAGAATCGGTGGGGTGGTAACTTCAAGAGTTTGGTGGACTGCCCACACTTTGAACGGAACGTATGAGCGACTACAGCGGCCAGATCACAACGCCAGCGCAGCCGAATCTCGGCAATCCTGGTGAGGTGTATGACCGCCTGTTCTTTAGCCAGACATTTAGCAACATCGGAAACTACGCCGTCCGAGTCACAAACGCTCTGGCGGCGTTATTCGGACCGCGTGGAGGCAAGTACATCAACGCGCCTTATGGAGCGTTCCAGGACTCCACAGACCAGGTCGCGGCTAACACCACAACGGCATACGCCATCACCTTTGACACCACCGACTTCAGCAACGGCGTCACTCTCTCAAATTCATCCAGACTGAACGTATCGCAGTCGGGTATATACAACGTCCAGTTTTCTATCCAGTTTACGAACACGACAAACGCATCTCAAGACGTTGACGTTTGGTTCAGAAAGAATGGAACAAACATTGACAAGTCGAACTCA